ATGCCTAACCAACGAAAACGGCTTAACCAAAAGAATAACCGAAAAATTAAAGGAGAATGAAGAAAATGATTGATTGTAATATTACTGCAAATTATTTTGCCGAAAAAGAGAGGCTGTGTGCAAGCATTTTGGAGTGTATCGACTGCCCTTTAAGACACGGTAACGATTGCACAAATATTGAAAATAAGTACCCGAAAAGGGCAATCAGTATTGTACAGAAATGGTCAGATGAGCATCCGCAAAAGACATATCTTACGGAGCTTTTGGAGAAGTATCCGAACGCAGAGCTTGATCACGGAGTACCAAAGGTTTGCCTAAAAAAATTAGGAGCTGTTTCGGGTTGTGCAAAAACAAAAAAAGGTGACTTGTATATTAGTTGTTATAGGTGCTGGAATCAGCCTATTGCCTATTGAGGACGGTGAAAAGTGATGGCATTCTCGGAAAAGCTAAAAGCGTTAAGACTTAAAAATGGATTAACGCAAGATGAGTTAGGCGAAAAGCTCTATTTGAGCAGAACAAGTATATCTTACTATGAGCAGGGAAAATTTGAGCCTAATATCGAAACCATAATAGCTGTAGCGGATTTATTTAACATCACAACAGATGAATTGTTGAGGTGAGGTGTGAACACAATGACAAACTTTGAAAAAATCAAACAGATGTCAATTGATGAAATGGCTCAGAGTTGTATGGACTTTTTCAGTTGCCCGTACGGCACTCCGTATGTTGGCTGTCCTATGGAAAAGCGATTCAATGACAGCTGTATTGACTGCACAAAACATTGGCTTGAAAGTGAGGTAGAAGAAAATGAAAGATATTAAAAACATTACCGTTAATTACGATAACAATGAAAGCAAGACGATCACAAAGGGACTTGTTATTGATTTTGGTAAACTTGATAACGATGAGGGCGATGTTTGCTTTAATATGTGTAACATCAAAGGTAAGGATTTGCGTTTGATTGTAACCGCTGTTGTTGCGTTGGCACAGAAACTTGGTATGCTTGACGAGGAGCGTGAAGTAGATTGACAGCTAAACCAATAACAATCACTTGTCAAAAATGCGGAGCCGAAGTTATTACACTTTGCCTTAAAACAAAATACTGTCCGATTTGTCGAAAAGAAATTCTCAGTGAGAAGGCAAAAGAAAGAGAAAGAAAAAAAGCGTCATCTAAAAAATCTAAAATACCATTCAGACCATTAACCGATATTTCTGAATTTCTATTTTGCAAATATGATTTCCTCGGTGAATCTGTTAAGCAGATTGCAAAAGATTATGAACGCAATCCTTCTCAAGTTCGGCAGGTAATTCAAACAGCAAAGGCAAACGGAAATTATCAAAAGCATATCGATAAGTACAAAGCTATGGTAGGGCGATAAAATGAGAACTTTCGACTTAACTTTCGCTCGACGGCTCGAACAAGCAATGACTGAACGGAATATTTATCCTTCGGATCTTGCACGAAAGTCCGGAGTGAGCCGGTCAAATATTTATAATTACATAGCAGGAATAAGCCAACCGTCAGCGTACAATGTTAAGCGAATAGCTCTGGCATTATCAACATCGGCGGATTGGTTACTCGGCTTAGTAGATTAAAAAAACAGTCCCTTACTTGGGACACAAAATAGTATAGAATAGAGTTATGACGCAAGAGGACTATTGCATTATAGCTCTATTTATTTTTGGTGGTGTACGGTATGGCTAAGGCATTTGCCATAGGATTTTATAAATCTAAAAAGTGGCAGGATTGCCGACAAAGTTTTATCGCAGAACGAATGCTTGTTGACGGCGGATTGTGTCAGCTATGTAAAGAGCGACACGGCTTTATCGTACATCATAAAATCATGATTAATGAGAGCAACATAAACAATCCTGATGTTACTCTCAACCACGACAATCTTTTATATGTATGCAAAAAATGTCACGATGATTTGCCGGGACACGGGATAGGCTGCGAACCGAAAAAATATTTTTTTGATGAGAGCGGAATGCTCCAGCCGATTATCCCCCCCCGTCGAAAAATCGGAAATCGGTGGCTGTAGGACCGAGGGGGGCAGTTAGATTTTTTGCGCGCCTTACATATAGCCCCCCCTCCCCTAAAAGACTTGTGTGAAAGGACGGTGACACTTGTAAAATGACTGACGAACAGAAAGAACAAAGAGCGATAAAGCGAGAGATAAAGCGATTAACGGAAATCTACAAGGACATAGAGGTTAAAAGAAAAGACCTCGCCGTTGGCTTGATTGAAAATGCGGCGTTTACTCGAATCAGACTGAAAGAATTGCAACGGGACATTGCGATTTATGGCTTAACTGAATTATTTTCACAGTCTGAAACACAAGAGCCGTACTCACGCAAAAGGCCTGAGGCAGATTTGTATAACACGATGCTTGGAAATTATCTTAAATACATCAAGCAACTCAACGATATGCTTCCGAAAGTGACCGAGGCGAAGGCTGCAACGACAGACGGCTTTGACGATTTCGTTGAAGGGCGTGACAAGCTTTGAAGCGCTACCCATTAAGCTATAATCCGATACTTGAATATTACGAGCAGATAAAGAACGGCAAGGTTACTGTTTGCGACAAAATACGCAAGTGGTACAAACATTTAAGTAATAAGGTGATTAACCCGACAGACGGCTACCACTATGAAGCCAAGCGAGGAAATCACATTATTGAATTTGTTGAAAACTACTGCCGACACAGTAAAGGTAAAATGGGCGGTCAGCTTGTGAAGCTTGAACTGTGGGAAAAAGCGTGGCTTGCGGCGACTTTTGGCTTTGTGGACGATGACGGCATCCGGCAGTACAACCTGTCTGTGTTAATTATCGGAAAAAAGAACGGCAAGTCTTTGCTCGCCTCTGCGATTGGCTTGTATATGCTCATCGGTGACGGTGAACCCGGTCCCGAAGTATATGCAGTCGCCACAAAGCGTGACCAAGCCAAGATTATATGGCAGGAAGCAAAACGAATGGTTCGCAAGAGTGAAACTTTATTGAAGCGAATTAAACCGCTGTTGAATGAATTGAGTTCAGAGGATTACAACTGCGGAGTATTTAAGCCGCTTGCTTCCGATTCGGACACGCTTGACGGTCTGAATGTGCATTGTTGCCTTATGGACGAACTTCATCAATGGAAGAACGGCAGACAGTTGTATGACATTATGGCTGACGGTACGATCGGACGAGATCAACCGCTTATCCTTGTGACAACAACAGCCGGAAAAATCAGAGAGGACATCTATGATGAAATCTATGACGATGCCGTTCGCACTACGAATGGTTTGTTTGACGATGTAGGTTACAAGGACGAACACAGCCTTTACATCATCTACGAGCTTGACAAGCGTGAAGAATGGGAAAAACCCGATTGCTGGGAAAAGGCTAACCCCGGACTTGGGACGATTAAAAATCGAAATGCTCTTGCAAGCAAAGTCAAGAAAGCGCAGGCAAATCCGTCACTTGTACGAAATCTTGTATGCAAGGAATTTAACATAGCCGAAACATCAACCGAATCGTGGCTCAATTTCGAGGAGCTTAACAACGAAACAAAATTTGATGTAAAGGAACTCCGTCCGACCTATGGCGTAGGCGGAGCAGATTTATCAAGCACGACCGACCTTACAGCGGCCAAGATGTTGTTTCGAGTGCCTGACAATGAAAATATTTTTGTATTGTCTATGTACTGGATACCTGCCGACCTCGTAGAGAAAAAAGTAACCGAGGATAAAATTCCTTACGACAAATGGATAGAACAGGGCTTTATGCGTACCTGTCCCGGAAACAAAATCGACGCAAGTGTTGTAACGGCATGGTATCAAGAGCTACAAGACGAATACGATATTTACTTGTGGAAAGAGGGTTATGACGCTTGGTCGGCTCAGATGTGGGTTAATCAGATGATTGACGCTTTCGGTCCTACCGTTATGGAAGCTGTACATCAGGGCAAGAAAACCCTATCTGCTCCGATGAAGGCTCTCAAAGCAGACCTTGTAAAGAAAAGAATAATTTACAACAACAATCCAATTGATAAATGGTGTCTCGCAAACACCGCAATAGATGAGGACAGAAACGGTAATATACAGCCGATTAAGACCTCAAAGTCAACAAGACGAATTGACGGTACTGCGGCATTACTTGACGCTTACACGATATATTTTGAGTACGAAGATGAATACCTAAGCATTGTTTAGGAGGTGAGAGAATGGGAAAATTTAAGAACTTTTTAAATTCTGTTCGCAATGTCAGAAAAACAAAGAATTTTTCAAGGGTTGAACTTGTCACACAGAATAATTCAAATTTCTTTTTGTGGGGCAACAGGGCATATGATTCCGACACCGTCCGAGCTTGCGTTAATGCACAGGCTCTCAGATTCTCGAAGTTATCCATTAAACACATAAGAGAAACAATCGTTGACGGTGGAAAAGACCTCTTAATCAATCCCGAGCCTTATGTCAAATTTTTGCTTGAAGAACCAAACCCGTACGCAACAATGGATATGCTCCTATATAGGACAAGCACACAGTTGTCCTTATCAGGTAATGCTTTTTGGCTCATCATTAGAGACACAAACGGCTTGCCTATGGAATTGTATTTCATACCGGCTAAATCAGCTACGGATTTGTATGATACGAATGGCAACCTTGTGTATGAATTTATTCTTGCAAACGGCAAGACTTACCGCTTTGCTTCCGAAGATGTTATACACTTGCGTGATGACTTCGCAGAGAACGATATATTTGGAAGCGGTAAATTTAAGGCTCTTGCTCCTTTGCTTGAAATTGTTGAAACAACCGACAGCGGCATCATCAGTGCTATCCGAAATTCAAGCGTAATTAAATGGTTGCTGAAATATACTTCATCGTTGCGCCCTGAGGACTTGAAGAAGAACGCAAAAGCTTTTGCTGATAACTACCTTAACATCAGTAACAGCTCCGTGGGCGTTGCGGCAGTGGATGCAAAGGTTGACGCAAATCAGATAACCCCGAACGACTATGTCCCCAATGCTTTGCAGATGGACAGAACAAAAAACAGAATCCTTGAGCTTTTTAACACTAATGCGAAAATTATCACATCAACAGCGAACGAAGATGAAGAAAACGCCTATTTTGAGGCGGTGATTTCACCTAAAATTATTCAGCTTAAAAACGAGCTGACACGGAAACTATTCACTCGCCGTCAGCGCAGTTGTGGAAATTACATCGCAGTAGGTTCGTTCAATCTACAATCTGCAAGCCTTAAAACAAAACTGAATTTCGCCGGAATGGTAGACCGTGGAGCAATGCTCCCGAACGAATGGCGAGAATCACTTGGTCTTGCTCCTGTTCCGGGCGGTGATACTCCGCTCAGAAGATTAGATACAGTTGCAGTTGACGAAGGAGGTGAAAATGATGCCGAAAACGATTGACATTAAGGGTCCTATCATTACGAACGATGACAAGTGGATTTACGACTGGTTTGGAGTAGCCTCTTGTTGCCCTGCCGACATTCGCTCACAGCTTGATGATGTGACGGACGACGAGAGCGTGCAGGTTGTTATCAATTCATCAGGTGGTGACATCTTTGCCGCCTCAGAAATTTACGATATGCTCGCCGAGAGCAATGCAACAATCAAGGTCATTTTTGCCGCCTCGGCCGCTTCATACATCGCTTGTGCGTGCACATCTGAAATTGTGCCAACAGGTATGCTTATGATTCATAATGTTTCAAGCTATGCCGCAGGCGATTACAATGACATGGCACATGAATCGGACGTGTTGCTTAAAGCAAGTAAAGCCGTTGCAACAGCTTACCAACTTAAAACGGGTATGAGCGAGAACGAGCTTATTGGACTTATGGACAAGGAAACTTGGTTCACTGCTGATGAGGCAGTTAAAAAAGGCTTTATTGACAAGGTCACGGAATACGCCGAAAAGCCAAAAGAGGTTAAACTTGCGGCAAGCCTTAACGGCCTTATCCCTGATACAATCATCAAACAGATGAGGGACGAAAAAACACAGCTTACAGCAAAACTTGAATTACTCAAACGAAAGGAAGTTGAAGAAGAATGAACAAACAGGAATATCTCGACAAGAGAAATGCTCTTTATGACAAGGCAAAAAAGCTCATTGCAGAGAATAAGCTTGCCGAAGCGAAAGAGATTACACAGCAGATTGATAAGCTCGACAACGACTTTGAAAACTCTGCTGTAAACAAGGCAAACAAAAATGCGGAGGAGGGAATCAAAATGCCTGCACCATTTGAAAATCACAAGACAAACATCGACCTTACAGATGAGGACGAAAAGGTAACGGATATGTACGCAACACTTGAATACAGAAAAGCATTCGCTAACTATATTCAGAACGGCGTACCCGTGCCACAGAAGTTTATGAATGTGGCATCACAGACCACATCAAGCACTGCGGCGGCTATTGTGCCGACCACAATGTATCAGCGTTTAATCGTTGAACTTGAAAAAATCGGCGAAATTTACGCAAGAGTGTTCAAGACGGCTTATCCGACAGCACTCCTTATCCCTACACAGAACATCCGTCCAACAGCAAGCTGGGTTGATGAGGAAAAGGGTTCAGACCAGCAGAAAGTAACTACTGACAAGGTTGTCTTTGCCGGCTATAAGCTTGAATGCAAGGTTGCGTTCTCGCTCTTTATGACAAAGACTGCACTTGATATTTTTGAATCACAGTTTATTGACCAGATTAAGAATGCAGTTGTTAAGGCCTGTGAAATGGCAATTATTAAGGGTTCGGGTTCAGGTTCGCCAACCGGCATTCTTTCTTGCACTCCCCCCGAAGGCCAGACAATTGAAATTGCAAAAACCGGCAAACTTACATATTCAACACTTTGTTCCGCCGAGGCGGCTCTTCCTGCTGCATACGATGACGCTGTATGGCTGATGACAAAGAAGTCGTTCTTTGCATTCATGGGCATTACAGACAGCAACGGTCAGCCTGTCGCTCGTATGTCCGAAGGACTTAACGGCAAGCCGTCACTCTCACTTTTCGGTCGTGCTGTTATCCCGACAGACGGCTATATGGATTCGTATGCTGACACGGTTTCAGCTAACACAACCTTTGCGATGATGTTCAATCTTAACGATTACATCTTCAATGAGGTAATGGGCTTAAGTGTCAAGAAGTACGAAGAGGACGACACCGATAACACAGTCCTTAAAGCCGTAATGCTTGCAGACGGTAAGGTCGTGGATACTCACAGTCTTGTTAAGCTTGTTAAAAAGAGCGCTTAAAAGAGGTTTGAATTATGGCAGTATCTAATGAAATTGAAGCCGTAAAGGTTTCGCTCCGTATCAATACGGTGTTGTTCGATGATGAAATATCTGCCCTCATTGATTCTGCCAAAAGTGACATGGCAGGTGCAGGAGTTGATGTCAACGACAAAAACTCAACTGCACTTGTTATGCAGGCAATCAAATTCTATTGCCGCGCTTATTTCTCGGTTACCGCCGACAGCGAATGGGCACGGCATTACGAAGAATTGCGCGATGCAATGGCTGCGAGAGGAGCGCAAACAGAATGAATGCAGATACTTTGATTTTGCTTGTTTCGGGCTATAACGAAACAACAAACGATATTGGTGAAATTGTTCAGTCCGAAAAGCTCCGCAAGGTCTATGCTCAGCGGCAATATGTCAGACAATCCGAGTTCTTTCAGGCACAAGCTAACGGATTAAAACCTGAATGTATGCTTGAAGTTAATTCCTTTGAGTATCAGAACGAGGAATTTTGCTACCTTGATAATAAAAAGTTCAAAATCTATCGTGCATATCAAATCAAAGGAACAGAGCGTACAGAACTGTATTTAACGGATGTGGTAGGTGAAAACAATGTCACTCCCTAAAGCAGTTAAAATCTCCAAAAACGGCGTTGAGATAATCAGCAATGTTGACCGTATTCAATATACGCTCAAAGAGCTTGAAAGAGCCGCTCTGCGTGATGTTGGCAAGTTGGTATGTAAACGGTCACGACAAAAAATAAAACGCAGGACGGGGCGCTTAGCGAAAAACACACAATATTGGGTACGTTCAAAGCAAAAGATTCCTGACTTGCAGGTAGGTTTTAAGCCGGGCGGATTTTACGGCTTGTATCAAGAAATCGGTACAAGCAAAGCTCCAAAAATCGGAGCATTGAGCGATGCTGCCGAAAGCAACATCAAAGACATTATAAAGATTGAACAGCAATACCTCAGTGCCGTAGGCACGGAAGAGGCAGAACGCAAACTGAACGAGGGGGAATACAGCGGTGAATAACATCAAGAAATTTTTGAAAGACTTATTCGCTGAGTATGCACCCTCTTATTTTTTACAGGCAGAAAGCGGATTTCCTCGCCTTGTATATGAGGTCAAACAGTTATACACAGATGAGCCGTATGACAAGTTTGTTGTGACCGTTAATGTTTATGATAGGCAGACTACGGCGGGCATTGATGATGTTGTGGACAAAATCTACGACAACATAGCAAAGGCTACATACTTGGTTGATGATGTTTTTTACAAATTCTACAACAATTTTGACCGGCAGTATATTGCCGAATCAGACAAATCAATAAAGAGAGTAATGTTCACTCTCGAAATGAGAAAATACAACAGAAAGGATGATTAAAATGGTTACAGTTAAGCCACGAAAGATTAAGCCGTACAGCGGATATAATGCTAAGACGGCTGACCATATGCTCCTTGACGCAGGTGCGTTTTTTGTAAACTATGATCCTGCTACGGACACATACGCAAGCGCCAAAAAGGCAGGCAAATGCCTTGGTGTAACAATCAAAGGCGGTGAATTTTCAGCCAAGCCGACACTCAGACGACTTGAATTTGACGGTGTGAAAACAAGAACTAAGGGCGACACGGTAGTTGACGGTTGGGAGATCTATATCAAGGTAACACTTGCCGAAATGACTACCCAGAACTTCATTTACGGTCTTGGAATTGCCGACAAAGGCACGGACGAAAAGGTCACAGGTTACGATGTAATCACAGGCAGAGATGTTATTCTTGACGGTGACTACATTCAGAACATCACTTGGGTAGGCTGTCTCCTCGGAGAGGATAAGCCGTGTATTATTCAGGTGTTCAACGGCTTTAATGAGAACGGTCTTACGCTCGCAATTGCTGACAAAGACAACGGTAAGGTAGAAGCTCAGTTCTATGGTAACCTTTCACCTGAGGTTTATGATTCAGAGGACGAAATCAAACCACCGTTTAAGATCTTCAGACCGACAGAAAAAACGGAAACAACGGAAACATCGGAGGCATAATTATGAGAAAATTAAGCATTAAAGACGCATTTACTCTTGCTCGCATTATCAAAAAAGCAGACATCAAAGAGGAAATTGCAGACTTCGCAAATCGCATTGCTGTCAAAAATAACAGTAAAGATGAAACAGTCAACACCGAAGCGGTCGGCCTTGAATTTGTGATTACGCTGTTGACTTCTTTGTCAAACAAAGAAACAGAACAGGAATTTTATTCATTGCTTGCCGATATCAGAGGTGACATTACTGCTGATGATGTAAGTAAATTAAGTATCCCCGAAGTCCTTGACAATGTAAAGGCAATCATCAGGGAAAATGATATTAAGAGTTTTTTTACCTCGCTCTCAGCCTTGAAGTAAGAACATTTGGAATGCTCATGCAGTATTGTTGCGCCAATACTGCCATACTGCATGAGTTGTCTTTCTCCGATGCTGTCGAAATTATCAAAAACGCTATAAATGACCGTAATGACGAATTGCTTTATAAAGCCTATATTTTGACTGTTGTAGGAAATTTCACAGGCTTGTCGTACACGGATTTCGTTAACAAGGCAACAGGCTCGACACGGCCTAATAACATTGTTGATACGGTCAATACGGAAGAAATTGAAAAAACGGTTGAAAACTACCTTGACAATTATAAATGGGAGGAGGTGTAGTTAATGGCTGTTGAAATATTTAAGTTGTTCGGCTCGATATTCGTAAATAACGATGAAGCAAACAAATCCATTGCAGAGACCGAGAAGAAAAGCAAGGGCGTTGCTTCAACGCTCGGTAGTGGAATAAAAACTGCTGCTAAATGGGGAACTGCACTTGTAGGTGGAGCGGCGGCAGGCGTAGGAGCATTGTCCACTGTCGCAGAGAGCACCCGAGAATACCGCACCGAAATGGGTAAACTCGACACAGCTTTCACCACAAACAAATTTACAGCGGCAGATGCAAAACAGACTTACTCTGACTTGTATGCCGTAGTCGGTGACAGCGGACAGGCAACTGAGGCCGCAAACCACCTTTCTTTGCTTTGCAATTCTACCAGAGATTTGCAATCTTGGACGGAAATTTGCACAGGTGTTTACGGCCAGTTTGGCGATTCGCTCCCAATTGAAGGCTTAACCGAGGCGGCAAACGAAACAGCAAAAGTCGGGACTGTAACAGGTTCGCTGGCCGATGCACTTAACTGGATGGGCGTGTCAGAAGATGAATTTAATGAAAAACTTGCTAAATGCTCATCAGAACAAGAAAGACAGCAGTTAATTACATCCACCCTCACGAGTTTGTATTCGGATGCCTCTGCTCAGTACAAGAAAACAAACGGTGATGTAATGGAATCCAACAGGGCTCATCAGCAGTTGTCGGATACAATGGCACAAATTGGTGCTGTTGCTGAACCCGTGCTTAATTCGCTTATTGGCTTAGGCGGTAAGCTGCTTGAGCAGTTATCACCGATTATTGAAGGTGTAGCTGATAGCCTTGCACCTGCGCTCATTAACATCTGCGAAGAGGTTGCCCCGATAATTGTATCAATGCTTGAACAGATCATGCCATTAATTGAGGAATTACTACCGTTTATAGCTCAGCTTATAGAGCAGTTGGCCCCTCTCATTGTACAGATTGTGGAGCAATTATTTCCGCCTTTACTGCAGATTATACAGGATTTACTTCCGTATTTTATGCAAATAATTCAGGCCATAATGCCGTTATTCAGTACGCTCGTAGAACTATTAATGCCCGTTATTGAGGTGTTCGTTCAGCTTGCCGGCGTATTGCTCAATGGATTGTTGGCGGCACTTACTCCGATTATAGAAGATTTAGCTACATTCCTTAATGACCTTTTAACACCTCTTATTCCGATTATAAGCGAATTATGTAACACGATTGTCGGCACTTTACAGCCTGTTTTTGAACAGCTATCACCTGTCATCTCACTGGTTTTTGACGCTCTTCGACCGGTTCTTGGCCTACTCGGTGAAATGCTTGAAACACTTATCCCTGCACTTGTTCCGGTGATTGAATGGCTTGCACATATCTTTTCAGAAGTTTTAGGCAATGCCATTAAAAGAGTTAAAAAAATTCTTGAACCGATTTCGGGGATTTTTAACGGAATTGTAGATTTTGTAAAAGGTGTTTTTTCGGGAAACTGGGAACAAGCGTGGAACGGTGTTGTTAACATTTTCAAGAACGTTTTTAACCTTATACCTGCATTCGTTGAGAATGTAATCAACGGCATTATTTGGATTATTAACAAGCTCTTAGAGGGCGTAAACTGGGCAACATCAATGATTGGCTGGGAGATAGATCCGATTCCGGAAGTAACCTTACCTCGTTTCCGTGCCGGCATTGATTATGTTCCACACGATAAGTTCGCCGCATATCTTGATGCCGGCGAGGCAGTCCTCACAGCCCAAGAGGCTGAGGAGTATCGTCAATCAAAGCGTGAAGGCAGAGGCTCAGTCTTTGAAAACGATTCCACTAATATCATCAACAACATCAGTATTAATATTCCCTCTGTTGCAATTAATAACGACATGGATATTGACAGCTTCGTTGACGATATGAGCAATCGGCTCGCCGATGAAGTAACAAGGAGGCAGAAAGCGTATGCATAACTTTTATTTCGGAGGTAAATGGCTATCATATTTCGGCGGTCGTATCACACAAGCACCACAGCACGAAATTCCCGTCAGAGATGTTTCAACGGTTGAAATCCCGTGCAGAGACGGTGATGTTTTGCTTGATAACGGGCGGTGGCAGAATGTTGAATTTGAGCGTGAAATCTGCTTTTTGCCGTATCTGTCCGAATTGTCAGCCAAACATCTTGCGAGGGCTGTTATCGAATGGCTAACTTTAAATCGAGGTTACCAAAAGTACAAGGATACTTATAACCCCGGATATTTCACCGAGGCTTACATATCAAATACTGACGATATTGTTCGTGAACTCCCAACATTACTTACAACAAAAATCAAATTCAACCGCAAGCCGTGGTGGTTTTCAGAGCTTGGACAGCGGACTATTGATTTTGAAGTTAATAAATCGGTTTCCTTGCACAATCCCGAACAATATGAATCCTTGCCTACTATCATTATAACTAACACAAATGTTAGTGGTAATAATACTACGGCTATCGCTAAAGTTAGCATAAACGGCGAATCACTTGATTTGAAGTGCACAGGTGGTTATGACTACGCCGTGCTTGACGGCGAAACTATGCAGTACATAGCGTACAAATCAGACGGTACAACTAATTTTGTTGACGATACTATCCCCCCTAAGTTAAAGGTCGGAGACAATCAAATTGTTGTAACAGCATATAAAAACGCGTTTCTGTCGATAAAACCAAATTGGAGGCGATTGTAAAAATGTTTCCTTTGTTGTATAAATCGGATTTTAAAACAATCGGCCCAAGTAGGTTTAACCTGCTCGGACGGATTACGGAAATAATCAGCGGTAAAGTTACCGAGGAACGAAACGGCGATTATTTGCTCGAAATGGAACTATCAACAACGGACAGATGTGCTGATTTACTTGATACGCAGTATTTCATTAAGGCAAAACCAAATCCGACAGACGAACCGCAATTTTTTGAAATCTATAATTTGCAGTACAAAGATAAAAAATCCGTTGTAATCAAAGCAAAGCATATTAAGCATAATTTGTATAACAATTTTTTGGTTGAAGTACAAAATCAAACAGACATAATGCGCACACCTGCGGAATGGTGGCATTACCTTTGTACAGGGCAGGAAGAAGGCTTGCAATCGCAAATGACCTTGTGGGCGCACTACTTTAAATTTACATCTGATATCACCACAAAATCCTCTATGACACTCGGTTTTGTTACTCCGTGTACTCTCGGAGATTTTATGGGCGGAGCTGACGGCTCACTTGTTGATGTTTTCGGAGGCGAGTATAAATATAACAATTTCAATGTGTCTCTTTTAAAAAGCCGTGGAACAACTACTAAATACCATTTAAAGTGGGGGAAAAATCTGAGCAGTTTAACGCAAACGCTTGATTCGGACGATATTTGCTCGCACGTGGCGGCATATGCGACTTGCTATGATACCTATGCAAAGCGCAATGTTGTGCTTTGCTCACAGCCACAGGAACTTAAAAGCCACAAATCAAAGTTAATTAAGGTTAAAGCTGTTGATGTAACAGACGGTGGCTCGGTTGATATTGGTGATGCGACGGGCTACTGGAATTTTAATGCTCAGACAGGTGAAAACAAAGACCTTTTGATTCAGAAACTTAACATACAGGCTCAGGTGTTAAGAGGTCAGCTCGCAAGCACTAATGGAGCACCTACGCTCAATGTCAAGGTTGACTATCCCCCAACACTTAATGAAATGCTTGGACTGCATTTATGCGACACGGTGTATGCTGATACTGAAAACGATAGCTTACAAGCCAAAATCATTAAAACAGACTATGATTTTGTGCTTGAACGTTGGAACAGTCTCGAACTTGGCACGCCAAAATCAAAGTTATCAGATTATATAGTTAAATGAGGTGAAATAATTGAATATTAACCATACCAAAATGACACTCGAAATCAACAGCTGTAAGAATTACGAAATCTTAGAAGTCAGACAGGGCGATAAAGGCTCACGCATTATTGATTTTGCGTTCACCGTCAACGGTGAAACTGTTAACCTTGCCTCTACAATGTCAGCGAAAGTCAACGCTACGGTTGACGATGTAATCGTTGCGGACGGCGTTGCCGCTGTCGTTGACACCGAAAACAATGTAGTCACAGTTACGCTCACAGACACAATGCTTGCTTTGTCAGGTATTTGTAAGATGGATATTGTGCTTATGGAAGGCGACGAAATCATAACTGCTGAAACCGTTTGTTTGCGTGTGGGCAAAAGCGTAATCAACGATGATAGCAAAGCCTTCCCGGGTGCAAGCTCGATTGTGGAAATCACAAAGGAAGTCAAAAATGCAAGAGGCAGCCATAATTCGCTTGGAGCAAGGCTTGATAAAACAGACAAGAGTATTGCCCGAAAGCTCGATTCAATGCCGTTCGACAGCGAACCAAAGAATAACAGCCCGTGTTATCTCACAAGCGGTACGGTTTACAGCGCTCTGCTTGTTAAAGCAGATAAAACCGCCTTGGCGACTAAATACGATTCGTCAAATATCGAACTTGGTACGGCTACTCTTACCCCGTACT